AATCTCCAAGATTTACTATGTTATTAAATAAATCATAGTTTACCTTTTTTCTTTTGTAACTACTAACACCACCTTGAAAAGAATATGTATTGTTATATAAAGACCTGACATCTAATTTATCTATCTGGTTTTTATAATACTGCCTAGACTTTTTATTCTTTTGAAACTGTGTTACTCTTTGTTTCTCACTAAAATTATTTTCTGACATTTTATTTTATTTTTTAAAAAGAAATTTATGAAATTGTAATAGATCAGATAAATTTCCATTTATTTCATTTCCATATTCTTTATCTAATTCTTCTTCTTCTATTTGAAACATCAACATCATGAATGACATCACTCTATCAAAGTTTCCTTTTCTGTTATAATTAATTAGTTCTTCTAATAACCCTGTATCATATATAGTTTCTAAGTTTAATACTTTGTTACCATCTTCATCAACATCTCTTTCTGTTAGCAACCACCTCTTTATATATTTTTCTCCTGCATCTTTTAACTGTTGATTCATATGAATACCATATACCCTAGATACTTTAGATTTCTTTACATTTTTAGATATCACAGCATCAGGCTGCATAGCCAACAAATGTAGTAATTTATGATTCATAAAGTAACTCTTTACAGAAGTTACTTCATTCTCATGCATTATCTCTGCATTATAAAACTCTGCTATCATAGCAGCTTGCCTGTTAAAATCATCAGTAGTATTTGGTCTACCAACATAACTAGCAACTATAGTATCTCTAGTATAAGAAAACTTATGATTCCCTTTATATACGTATAAAGACCCTAATGATGTTCCACCACTTTGATCTTGTCTATAAGGGTCATACCCAATTTTATATAAACCTTTAGGTGATTCACTAACTGGACTTTCATATATAACTACACAACCTTTGATGTTTGCAGTCTTAGGTCTATAATCCCATAAAGGTTCTAACTTATCATTTAAATCAGGTCTTGCTACTATCCTACCTTCTTCTCTATATAGTACAACAGCAGTACCTTTTTTAATATGTAAGTTTTCTCTTTTTACTTTGCTATAATGATTTCTTAATTCTACTACAGGAAAATCATTTGTATTTACAGTTAAAAATGCTTCTCCTGGACATAATGGGTATTCTTGATTATGTCTATTTAAAGTATTAGTACCACTACTATTTTTAATAATTTTATTTCTAGTTTCCTGCTCTTTCTTTACAGCACCATCTATATCAGAATTACCACTATCATCATAGAATCCTTCCATATTCCAAAACACAGGATGAAAAAATCCACAACTAGAATTTTCTGCATTCTTATCCCATACATTTACAAATGGCATTAAATCATACAGATCAGGATTATAAAACATATCTGCAAAATCTTTAGTACCACTCTTCATATCTCCACCAGTACCAAATATAATTATCTGACCAGTAGTATAGCTACCTGCTTCTAATGCAGGTTTTGTTGCCATATATGATGCTTTTAAATTTGGAAATGCACCTGCTTCCTCAAATAATACTAACCTAGCATCTTTACCCCTTGCAGCATCAGGATTATCCTTAAATGTCAATGCAGTAATCTCTGACTTAAATCCTTTCTCTACATTGTTTTCTTTAAAAGAAGCCTTTTTATGATGTACCTTATCTACATAATCTCTACTCTTTTTCCAAGCAGTATGTTGATCTATATGTGATATGTAAGCATTTACCATAGACATAATCCCTTTAGGATATAAATACTCTTTTAAAAATGCACCTGCAATACTTAATGAATTTCTATATAAAGAATAGTTATTTACTAATGCTGCAGCATTCTTAAAAGAATAGCCTTTTCTTCTACTCTTACCTACAATCATATGTTTACCACCATGCAAGTCTTTCTTATTTACTTTTAACTCTAACTGCAAAGAATTAAAAGCAGCCATAATATCATCTTTACTATTAGAATTATAAAATGGAATATCTACATTAAACATTCCATTAAAAGCAATATCTTTTGCCCAGTAATAATTATAATCTCCATCCCAAAAATCAGGCATGTCTTGTATCTTTGCAGCTACATTAGAATATGCTGATTTTAAATCTACCTTCATAATAGGATAAAAATTAAGATAAGCATAATGATCTCCTGTTATCTTTACATCTCCTACACTATACCCTTCTTTACACCTTTTTGTCTGCTCATCCCAATACTCAAAATATCCTGGTGATCCAATAGGATCTGCACAATAATACCCATATTTAGAAAAGTGTTTAGCTTCTTCTCTAAACACTTCACTATTGATCCAATGACCATTAGCATTTCTTATTGCAGATATTTTTCCTTCTTTATACATTAAAACAAACTAATTAACAATGCAGCAGTTAGTCCTATTGATAACACACCACCACCTATTAAATACACTTTATTTCTAACTTTTAACCTACTGTTTTCTTTTCTCAAATACTTGTTAAAATTAACATTAGTATCTATAATCAATTTATTCTGATTATCTATTCTTTCAAAAGATGATATTTCTTTATCCTTATTTACAACAACCATGTCCTGCAAGTTTATTACAACAAGCTGTGCATTTATTAAACTATCACTAAATTTCTTATACTGCACATATTTCTGTTTTTCTAGTTTTAAAATATCAAAACTATCTAGCTTATTAGCTACCTTTTCAATTACAGATCTTTCAATACAAATAAGACTATCTTGACAATCTACTGATAAGGGAATTATTAGTACTATCCCTATAAGTATTCTTTTTATATAATTCATTTATCTTTTTTATTTCTTTATTTATCTGTAATAACTCCTTTTTTCTATCAGGAAAACTACCCTTTATACTTTCAATCTTTGTAAACAACTTGTTATTCTGAATCCTTATACCAGCAATGTCTGCTTTCAAAGAATCTATTACTACCTCATATCCTTTTATAATCTTATCATAATCTACAACAGTAGCTGGATTTTTCTTAAACACTAATGCTAGAAACATAATAAACACTAATACAGAATATGATATGTAAATTATATATCTATCTTTCATAAGGATTTATTTCTTTGTTACCCACAGTCTTACTAGCTTCATACAACTCTTCTTCTACTTTTCTCCTTAAAGATGTTAAAGACTTTAATACCTGATCTGCTTCTTTAATACCTCTGACTACATCATTAAATTTATGTACAGGCATACCACTTCTGTTCCTCTCTTCATAATCTAAACCATCAGTTAGATAATTTATAGTCTTACTTAAAGCAGCTAAATTAGCCTCATAATATCTAATAGTTGGAGATGCTTCAAATTGCCATTCCTTATACATATCTATAGCTGTAACAACTAACTCATCTGCTTCCCACTCATCTTCTACAATAACTTTTTCTTTTATCTTCTCTTCCTTTATCTCTTCATCATAACCCTTAAATGGATTACTCTTTTTCTTAGAAACCATAAACTCAATAAAAGCAAACTCCTGCATAGCAACATTCTTAGTCTTACTCTTATCTCTTTTCCATATCTCCTTAAATGGAGATACATTTAAAATATTAGCAGTAGGTCTTACAACATTTCCATTTACTTCAAATATTTCCATTATATAATTTCTTTAACCCATTTAACAATTACATCTGTATACTTTTCTTTATACCACTTTTGCATTAGTATTTCTGCATCTTCAAAATTGTCAAAGAATAAATTCTCTAATAATAAAGCAGGCATTTTAGTTTTATTAAGAACATAAAAATTAGCTTCATAATCACTATCTCCATCAGAATCATCTTCTAATAAGATTAAATCATCTTCTAAATCAGGACCTTCTTCTAATATAAAATTATCTTCATATATATCTATTAACTTCTGACCAATAGAATCACTTTTAGTATTACCTTTAGAAGTCCATACCTGAAACCCTTGTGCATTATGATTTCTAGTAGCATTAGAATGTTCACTAATATATATACCTGAAGTAATATTAGTATGATAAAAATTAGCAATGTTTACTCTATCTTGTAAACTAGTATCAAAATATGGATGATATACAGGTATTACAGTAATTCCTTCTGCTCCTAATTTCTTTTTTATTAACTCACAGTATTCCCTATTTTTTACACCTTCATAAAAAATACCATCATCATGAAATACACCTTCTCCATGATTAAACATCTTACTAGGTGATGTAGTATATTCACCTTTAGGATTTATCCCACCATGACCTGCATCTAAAAATATTACTTTCTTCATTTATAAACTGTTGATTGAATTTTTAAATCATAATTCTTTTGTCCATAACCTTCTATCATAATAACAGTAATATGTTTAACAGACTCATACTCTGTCTTACCCTCATTTTCTAAATGCTTTGCTATATCATTTGGTGTATATATAACTTCTAAATAATTATCCTTCCAAATAGGAACACTACATCCACATGATGATTTAGCACTTACAAATATACCTTCAGATAAATAATCAAACTTTACTGTTACTGGTTCTTTAGCCTTTACTCTACCTATATTTATATTTTCAGATTTCCACATAATTAATATTTTTAATGAATAGTTATATTTTTTCCTTTTAAAAGAATAGAATTATCTATTGCCCAATAATGATCTTGATCTTTAAATACATCCCCATTTTTAAAAGCTAACCACTCTTTCTTACTCATCATTCTAGGATAACATAGTCCATCACAAGATTTATTACACATTTGTAAAGCAGTAGTAGCACATCCACATATAACACACTCTCCATTGTTATAACATTCTTTGTTCATATTAGCAATTCTAAATTCTATCTGCTCTTCTATATGCTCTCTCATAAGTTTAGATGCAAATATCTTATATCTAAAATTACCTTGAATGTAATACCAAATGTCAATAACCTCATGATTTCCCTGTAATATAGAAATCAAGTAAGACAAAATTTTAATTAAA